AAGTTACCACTTGAATCAACAGATATTCCTTGCCTTGATGAGGTATAAGATTGTACTACTGCTGAACCATAGTTTGGTGAATAAGATACAGATAGTTGAGCAGCATTTCCTTGATTAAATCCTGTTGCATCTCTATATACTGCTTCACTTACTGCCGATTCTATAATATAAATTGCAGTATCACCACCAAGAGAACCTGTCGATGCTTGTGCGATTGTAAATGTGTTTTCAACTGTTGTTGTACTAAATCCATGAACATCTTGTATTGATGCAGTATAAGGATAAGTTCCAGCAGGTACTGAAGTTGAATTTACTAATAACTTCATACTTGGAGTTGATATTGATGGAGTGAAATAAGTTGAATTAAATCCACTAAATGATAATCCACTATTTGGAATTGAATCACTTTCAGTATCACTAACTACTAAGTTAACTATTTCTGCCGAGCCAGTTGCTTGGTTCGTATTCAAATTAGAAGTTGAAGTTGAACTTACAGTTGGTGAGTTGTTTTGAGCAACATTTACTGTTATTGTATCATTACCATTGTTTCCATATTGGTCATTCCAAGATATTGTTGATGTAATAGTATCTCCATTTGTATTTCCACTACCACTAATATTTCCACCAGCTTTTATTTTTCCATTTGATGAATCAATTGCAATTAATGCATTTGATGAAGCAAAGTTTGTGGCCGATTGTGAACCATAGTTTGGTGAGTAAGAAACACTTACTTCTCCTTGTGTTCCTGTTCTACCATTTGAATTAGTAAATATGAAATCATTATTAAGTGCTGATTCAATAATATAGAAAGTACCATTTTCACTCATTGAACCTAAATTAGCAGATGCAATTGATACAGTTCTATCATATTCAGATACTTGATATCCATCTGAAACACTAACTGTATATGCATATGAACCTCCTGCTAAATCTTGTTTAGTTTTTAATTGTACCGAAGATGTGTTTGAATTTTGTGGTACAACATCAATCTTACTTGCATCAGTTCCACTTAGTGAAATACTATAAGGTACATCCGCTTCTGTATCAGTAATTGTGAAACTTTCTACTAAACTTCCACTAACCATTTGGTTTTCATTATAGATACTTGTATTTTGTGTAAATGAAGCAGATGGATGATTATTTGCAAATACATTAACTGTTACATTTCCACTTCCTACATTACCATATTGGTCTTCAAATCCAATTGTAGATACAATAGTATCTCCACTACCAGTAGATGAACCACTAATATGGGATGCTAATGATAATTGTCCACTTGTATTGATTGCAATTGCTGAATTTGATGAAGTCCAAGATGAACCTTGTACTACTTGTGAACCATAGTCTGGTGAGTACGATACGGTCATTTGTGATTGATTACCCGCACCAAATCCACTTGCATCTCTAATTGCTTCTCCACTTTTTCCTGATTCTATGATATAAGAAGTTGTATCTCCTCCAAGTGTACCATTATCAGCAGCTGCGATGGTAAGTGTTCTACCTGTATAATCTGATGATTCACTATAAGAATCAGTAACTCTTAGATTATAGTTTAAAGTACCAGCAGATAAATCTTCATTTGCTCGTATATAAAGAGAGGATGATGTTCCATTTGTATAATTGATATTAAGTTTGGATGCATCAGTACCGGATAGTGAAGCCGAATAAGGAGTATCACCCTCTGTATCTGTTATTGTAACTAAAACTAAATTAGAATTAGTTACTGCTAAATTTGCATTTAGATTAGATGTTTGATTTGTAAATGAAGCACTTGGGAAATGATTAGGTAAAATTACTACACTTAAACTATCAGTAGTTGTTGTACCGAAAGTATTTGTAAATGTAATTGTTGAATCTAATGATTGTCCACTTTGTTTAGCCGAACCACTTACATGAAATCCTAATGATAAATTACCACTTGAATTTATTGAAATTTCTGAATTAGATGATGCCCAAGTACCACTTTGATTTGAATTATAATCTGCAGTTGTTGAACCATAGTTTGTTGTTTTTATAGTTGTACCATTTTCTTCAGATTCTTTGATATAAGGTCCTGCTGACCAGTTATCTGAAATAGTTGCTGGTGTATCATCTGTAATGTTAATAGTTGCAATAGATGCAGATGAAATTTGAGCATTATAATTATCTCTTACTTGTACTCTATATTGATAAGAGTTTATTAAATCAGAATTTAATAATACACCTGTTTTTCTTGTTACATTACCACTTGAATCCATTTGGAAAGGATTTTCATGTGGGTCTGTTAATTGAGATGTACCACCATATGAACCACTTGTTACAGTTGAACCATCTAATAATAATTTATGTAAATCAAATGTTACGAAAGATATACTATCTCCTTCACTATCAGTTGCAGATATTGAACCAACCGATGCACCATTTGATGAATTTTCGTTTAACGAACCTACAACTTGTGAATTTACAACAGGAACTAAATTATCAGTTACATTTACTGTAATTGGTAAAAATGTTCTTGAATCAGAATCTTGACCATTTTCATAGTGTTCATCTGAAGCAGTTATACTAAAGTTATAAGTTGTTTTTTGTTCATAATCTAATGAACTTGTATTTTGTCTAATATCAACATAAGTTGAATATTTTGTAATATCAAAATGATTTCCATCAATTGATGAAGAAGTGATAGTGATTGAATCACCTTCGGTATCTGTAAAGAATACTCTTTTTACTAACGTATCATTTGCAGAACTTTCATTTAGATTTGAAGTTACTGAAGTGATAACATTTCCACTTATTGAAGTTTCTCTAAACTTAGGTGCCTCATTTGGTGTTACAATTATGTAAATATCTTTTGTTACAGTTGTATTAAAAGTATCTGTTGCAGTTACCTCAACTTTATGTCCATGTACACCACTAACCGAATCAGTATTGAAAGATGCAGAAGTAGGTAAGGAATTTAAAGTTAACACACCATTAGATGCCACTCTTACTAAATCATCTGAGTATGCTGATGATGTTCCGAATGTTAATGATTGTCCTTCAGGGTCTGTTCCTGTTACTGTTACAATCGTTGAACCATTTGTAGTGTATTCTGAAATTGTTTGATTACCAGTTGTTATACTTGGTGCACTATTTGGATAAAATATTGCGTTTAAGAAATCTGTTACTGAACCACTTGTTCCAGGATTAAAAGATGATGTAAAGAATGCTGGTAATTTATCTTGTGATATTACTCTATTTCCATCAAAATCAGTTGAACCACCACTTGAACTAATAATATAGTTTCCACTACCAGAATTTATTGTAATATTTGTACCTGGTAATATTGAACCACTTAAAACAGTTGTTCCATCTAAAGTTCTAAGAACACTTCCACTAATTACACCAGTTCCATCTAAAGTTCTTAATACAGAACCACTAATTACTCCTGTTCCATCTAAAGTTCTAAGAACACTTCCACTAATTACTCCTGTTCCATCTAAAGTTCTAAGAACACTTCCACTAATTACTCCTGTTCCATCTAAAGTTCTTAATACTGAACCACTTACAATATTACTACCATCAGTAATTTGGGTTGAACCACTAACTAATCCACTTGGTACATTTGTTAGTTGAGTAAAATCACTTGTTCCACCACCACTACCAAATCCACTTGAAGCGGCTGAAGCTGAAATATAAGAATCAGTAATTACTGAAGTTATTTGTGCTGAACCACTTACTACTCCTGCTGGTAAACCTGTTGTTATATCAGTTGAAATTACCCAATATCCATCGTAATAGATATAAAGATTACCATCATCTGATTTCCACCATAAATCTCCTTGTGATGGAGAACTAGGTGCTGAATCAGAAACAGTTACACTTGCACTACCACCACTTGCAGAAGATGAGATTTCAAAATTATCCCCAACTTGGTTTATTGTAATGTTTGTACCTGCAACTAATGAACCACTAAATACACCAGTACTATCTAATGTACGAAGAACACTTCCACTAACTACACCACTACCATCAAATGTTCTAATAACAGAACCACTTACGATACCACTACCATCGGTAATTTGAGTTGAACCACTTATAACTCCACTTGGAAGTAAAGATTCAATAGAACCACTTAATACATCATCAGTATTTAATTTTGTTTTTATTGTTGTATCAATCGAAGAAGTGAAAGTTTCAATAGAATCTAATCTTACTCCTGCTGATTGAGTAAATGCGTTTAGGTGTGATATATTTGCATGGTCACCAATATTACTAATTCTTGTATCAAACGAAGCAGAATCAGTTGTATAAGTTGATGTTTGTAAGTATCTTGAATCGTATGAAGAAGTTAATTGAGATGAACCACTAACTGTACCACTTGGTAATGTTGTATGTGAACCTGATGTAAATCCTAATGCAGTAATTTGAGCAGAACCACTAATAGTTCCTGCTGGTACTGAACCACCGCCACTTGCCGAAGATGATATAATAAAGTTATTACCATCTTGGTTTATTGTTATATTTGTTCCAGCTACAAGTGAACCACTAAAGATTCCACTTCCATCTGTAATTTGTGCTGAACCACTTATAGTTCCACTTGGAAGTGATGAAATTACTTGTGCTGAAGATGATATTGTTCCACTTGGAATATCGGTATGAGAACCACTTGTAAATCCAAATGCTGTTATTTGAGCAGAACCACTAATTGTTCCTGCTGGTACTGTACCACTACCTGTTGGTATGGTTATAGTATTTCCATCTGATATTGTAAGTTGGTCTCCACTAATAGAAAGTGATTGAGTATCCGAACCTGTACTATCAGTTGCGTTTTCTAAAGTATCTAATCTTGAATCTACCGATGATGAAAATGCAGTAAATGTTGAACCACTTATAATACCACTTGGTAGTTGGTCAGTAATTGAACCACTTAAGATTCCACTTCCATCTGTAATTTGTGCTGATGATGAAACTAAACCACTTGGTTTACCACTTAATCCACTAAAAGTTATTTGAGATGAACCACTTACAGTTCCACTTGGTAAATAATTTGTTATTGAACCACTTAAAACACCAGTTCCATCTAAAGTTCGTAATACTGAACCTGATACTAATCCACTTGGGATATTTTGTAAGTTTACATTCCAATCTGCACCACTACCACTAGCAGAAATACCTATAATTCGTGAATCAAAAGATGCAGAATCAGTATAATAAGATGCTGTAAATGTATTTAGATGAGATATATCAGTAGAACCACCGCCTCCACCTGTTGAGGATATTGTGATTATATTTGAAGAAGATACAATAGTGGTATTTGAACCACCTTTAAAAATAGGAGTACCTGTAATGTTTGAATAAGGAATATTAGTTAATCCACTACCATCGCCAATAAAAGAACCACTAAAAGAACCAGATACACCAGTTGCATCCGTTAAGTTAACCGAACCACCCTCTACTTGGAAATCTCCTTGTATGACCGAAGCAGATACTATTCCTTCTATCTGTTTACTTTGAATTAATGTTGCCATTATCTACTCACTATCTTTCCTTTTACTGAAAAATCTGTATTCACTATACTTGGTGGGTCTAGTGTTATATTTTCAGTAAAATTAATTACTATATTTGTTCCATTATCAGTAACCGTATATGTATCAGAATTTTTCTTTATTCCTTGTAAATAAATATCAACATAATCAGATAAAATATCTACTTTTACATCTTCATAAACAAATTTCTTATTAGAAAAAGTAAGTGTAAATAAATTTCCACTTAAACTAATTGAATCTGGTACATGAGTAAATATAGTTGTATCATTTATTACTTCTTGTACAAGATTTTTAAATCTTTGTTTATCATCAAAAGGAGTAATTATATTTGGTTTTGATTTGCTCATACTAAATCTAAATCTCCTTCTATTTTTATATCATCATTCTCTTCTAAAACATATGGAAAATTTGATTTTAAAAATTTAACTAAAAAATCTTTTCCATTATGTGCGGTTATATAATCTTTTTCTAAGATATATTGACCATTAATAAATATATCAAAACGTGCATGTTCCTTACGAAATTCTCTTAAATTTACATTTAAATCTTTCATTTTAGCATTTTCAAGTTTCCATATATAATACAACCCATGATTTAAGTCATGTGCAACCAATTGAAACTCATCCGGTTCGTGTACTTGTTCTAATATTTTTACTAATTGATTTATACCCATTATAACTCCTTAAATTTACCAGTTACACCAAATTCATCTGTATTTTCTAAAATATATCCTAACTCAGTTTGAGTTGATTGTAAATCAGTAGGATATGTTCCACCTACTGAAAGTGAGCCTGTTGAAAAATTAAATTCTATTTCATTATTTGAATAAGAACCAGTATAAGAGTATTTTTCCGATGGAATAAATACCCCATTAATATAAATTCTAAACCAATCATTTACATTAAATACACCTTCTAATTCTGCTGGTAATTTTGGTAAATCTACATTTGTTAGTTTGAATGTATCGGCATCTATAAAAGTAGCTTCTTTTGAACCTCTTATTGACATAAAATCAATTACATCTGAGTATTCGTTATAAAGTGTTTGTTTAGAAAAAGGTACTTCACCACCATTTAATCCTGTTAAATCAGTTTCAGTTCCCCATACAACCTTTTTTGGAATAATTGATTTTTTATGAGTACTTTCATTATCAAATTGTTCAGGTAATAGATAAGCATACACAGCCATAGTAAAGTTTGTTCTTACAATTCGTTGAGAACCTTCACTTACTTCTGTTGTATTATCAAATGAATCTATCTTTACTCTAAATTTAAATCCACCTTTATCTCCCCAATACTCATCTGTTGCATATTGGAATGCTTCTACGATTTTATTCATATGTTCTGTAAAATCAGTCCAAATGATTACTTCATATGTTATATTAACATAATCAGGTATTACAACATCATACACTTCAACTGGTTTTTGTGTTCCAGTCATTGCTGAAAACTTATCATATCTATGTTTTTTTGAATACCTCGATACCGATGGATACGATACATGCCTATTCATTGTATTTGATAATGAATCATCTCTATTAATAGAGTTTCGTTTAAACATTACCAATGGAATTTGTATCACACCCTCTCTATCTCGTAAATACCCATCCTTTTGAACAGATTTCCATCTTTCAGGATTTCCATACACAACAGGTATCTTTTGTTTCTCTTGGAAGATTTCAACAGTAGGTAATACAGTATCTATCATGTGTTCGGCAATTGCCATATCCACATCATATAATTTTACACCTTTTCCTTGTTCAATACTTTCTTTTTTGTATTGAAGTGCTCTGTTTGGTTTTATATTTTTTAATGGGTCGATTGCCATTAGTGATATATCCTTTCATCTATTTGAATTTGACTTCTTCTTACCATAAATCCAACACCAATAAGTGTATTGTTAGAATTTTGGAATGTATTTGTT